CCTTTGGCATCTTTTACTGCAATATATGTGGGACTACCCCTTTCTTTCCTACGTTGCATATCTATTTCACCTTGCTGTGACATACCCTTGAGTAAGAACCACTGAAGAGTATCTTCTCCTATCGTGAAATGATGATCGTATTGTATTTTCTCTGCACACTTTCTTGAAAAGAATATCATTCTTAACATTGATTCTTCTGCATCTGAAAATTGTTCAATGTAGTGATTAAATAAATGTCTATCCTCTGCCCATTTCCATGCTGTATCTGGATCTGCATCGTAGGGTTCTACTCTAAAAATATTGTAAAGATTCTCTTGTGAGTACCAATTCCTTTTCTCTTGTGATTTGTCATTGGGATATTCTACTTGCCAATAATATTTCCATGTCTCATCTTTTTCAATCAGATTTTCTTCTATACACTCAAAAAGTTTATCATAACTGAACTTTTTCATTACAGGGTTAATTTGTATATGTCTGTATAAACTAATACAGTCGGGTGCTTTATCAGATTCTGATACTGCTTTATATAACTTGTATCCATATGGAGTGAGTATATCATCACCATCCACATGTACCATGTAGTCTTCTTCTGATTCGAGGAATAGTTTGATGACTGAGTTCTTACCTGTTGCAGGTGTGCCATCTGATTTGGTAACGTGGTGTTCGTATCCACGTTCTTCGCACCATTTAGATGCAACCGCACCGTAGTCGGGATCCAGAGAATTAATCACGACCACGGTTTCTCTTTGCGGTATAACTTTTTCAATCCAAGATAACCTCTCAATATCATGAGAGGTCAACACATAAACCTTCATAACGAACCTTAAATTGTTATTCTACTAATGCTTTTACTTTGTCCAGTAGAGACGCCTTCTTTTCACGTCTATCTAACTCAACACCATGCTCACGACCAACTGCTTCTAATTCAAGTTTAGTCATTGAGTCGAGGTCAAGAGGTGCTTCTTCAACAACCACTTCTTCCTCTACTACAGGTGCAGGTTTTGGAGCAGGTGCAGGTTTTGCAACCTTACCATGGAATGCATCAATGTCTGCTTGAGCAAACTTACGTGATACAAATAGTTCTCCAGTGTCGGGATCTTCCCAACCTTTACTTGTTGGCACTGCGTGTGCACACCAACCAGGCGCTTTAATTGCCATAATTATTCTCCGTCTAATGGTTTACCAGATAATAGAGCACGAATTACTTCGAACTCTTTCATCTCTTTTTTCACTTTAACATCTTTAGGTGGTAAAACCTTTTCCATGTCTTCGTGATCTTTTTTATCAACTTTGTGTTTAGCAACAAACTCTTTAGATTTAGGCGACTCTTTATCAAGTAACCCTTCTGGTTCAGTAGCACCTTTCTTTTCTTTTTGCTTCTCGAATAAAGATTCAATATCTTTAACGAAGTCTTGTGCCATCTCACCAATCTTTGAGATCTCTGGAGTATCGTCACCGTCATCTTTGTTAGGTAACTTCTTCTTTTTCTTAGGATCTACTTTTGGTTTGTCTTCAGTCTCACCGTCTGCTTCAACTGAATCTGTTTCCTTCTCATCCTTTTCTGCTTCAGTCTCACCTTCTTTTGCTTTGACCTTTTCGTTCTTAGCAGGTTTCTTGCCACCGTCTATTGCATCATCGGTTGCCTTACGTCTTTTATGAAGGTACTCATCTGAAGAGTCAACATCTCCATCGTTATCGATGTCCTTGTCCTTACGATTTGCAAACTTCTTATCGTTTGCTTTATCATCTACAGGATCAAGTTTTGCTTTCTCAGCAAGTTGCCAACCTTTCTTGAGGTATTCTTTTTCCTTTGACTTATCAATTACGATAGTCTTACCACCCTTAGAGACCATTGAGTCTTTCTTGGGATCTTTGAATTGACGTGCTTCGTCAATCTCAACGTTTTCGGAGACCATTGACAAATATGCCTCCATAGTTTTCTTTATATCTGACATGGTTGTAATATCTCCTTAAAACCAAAACATTTTTATGATGGCACCAATCAATGATGCTACACCAACAAATGTTACTTTATTAATTATACCCACAGTATGGGCGTTATCGTTTACTTTTGCTTCTATTGCGTCTAACTTAGCACTAAACTTGTTCATACGCTCATAAGCATTTTGATGGTTTTTCTCCATCTGGAAGATCTTTTCTTCCGTACGTGCCAAACCTACCATTGCATCTGATAGTTTATCGATTTTTTCTTCGATCCGACTAAGTCGTTGATCTGATAAGTCTGCCATGAATCTTTCCTAATTAGTTCTATTTATATTAATTATCAACTTTAGCACTTGCACGCCATTGATAACAACTCCAGTATCTTGCTTTCCATTTAGGGCCTGGATTTGCACAATCGTGTCTTGCTCTAAATGATGCCCTCTTCTTCGGATCATCCCTATTGATTCCCATCTTAGGATCTCCGAAACGCACGACTACCACATTACCTTCACCATTACGCACATATACCTTGAACTTTTTATTTGGGTTCTCGGATGTGCGAATCGGATCATTTAATTTGACCTTTTTGCCTTGATACTCTGACTCAGTAATTTCTAAGTCTTCGTATAGATCATTGCCTTCGCAATGCTCATCTATACTATGGTAGTCGTTAAATTTTTTCATTATAGTACTTTATCCCATACGTTTTGAATTCTTGAGCGTTTCATCATTTTGTGGAATTTCTTCCAATATATTGCTATCAATATTGCTCCCTATAGGAGTTTTGTTTTCTCCTATCTTTTTTTACTAATTAATTTATATGCTACGTTTGCCATGGCAGGGACAGTCATTTTATCCATCTTTGCCTTATTGGTGTCGTTAATGGCATCGTAGACTTTAACAATGGCAGATGCAGTAAACATATCTACCATTACACCACCGACCTTTTTCGCACCTTTGCTTTTAACAATGTCACGAATTTGATCGATATTGGATGCTTTTGCTTCAGTTACAACTGACTCATCAAACATCC